TTAATCATTTTTTTTACCACCAACTATGTGGTAAAGAGCCTCCGGGTAAAACTCACCCAACCCCGCCTCATCTAAAGAAGTTCTAAGTTCATTTAAACCACTTTCAGTTATGTCCTCTGTAGCTAACCTCGAACATATTTTATCTAATTCGTCTTCTGCCCACTGAGGAATGGTTATTGAAACGCCAAGAACATCCCTTAATATTTTATTTGCAGTTGATGCTTTTTCCTCTAAATCCAACTTATAAGAATTAACTTTGTTGGAGTCATCATGTTTTAATGCATAAACATTAGAGTCTTTCACTGAAGAAATTATGAATGGACTATGGGTGACAATAACAAACTGAACGTTAGGGAATGCTTTTGTCAGATCATTTAGTAATGACCGTTGCATTGTTGGATGAAGGTGGTTTTCCGGTTCATCAATTAATACAGTAAAGAGCTCTGCATCTTGGGAATAAAGCAATATTTGCCATGATATATCTATTATAGACATAATCCCACCAGAAGCGGAATCTAATATGAAGTCACCTGAATCGGTCTCAAAAATAACATCTGGAACTTCAAACCTTATATTTTTGAACCCAATGGTTTTAGGTAGAGTTATCTTTAGTATTTCTATGAATGAAGTAAATGTTTTTTCTGATTTTTTGTTTTTCTTTATGTAGCTATTCCCAACTCCCAAAGCAGCCATGGATAACAGTGATTGCTTCATTTCCACCGTTGGGTTGCCGTTAAATGAACTGTTTTCTAAGTGTTTTTTATATGCGTTTAGATGGTTTTTATAGGAGCTTTCTGCATTTATCACACCCGTTGGTATATTGGATGTCATTTCGTAGTTATTTGATGCTCTATGCGAATGTATAAATAGCCCTTTAATATTGCGGTCAATATTTTCAATGGTTATATCATAGTTTATAGTCCTGGGGTGCTCGTCTATATATATAGAGGATATGTGTTCATTTGAATACTCAACTTCTCCTATTTTATGTTTGATGTCAGAAGATGAATTTCTTTGACTTGCGTTAGTGAAAACATTAATCCCCTTATCTTCATCGTAAAGCGGCATTGCTAAAAAATCACAATTCCAAGAGAAATGCTTAGCTAATATTCTTAATACTGTTGACTTTCCTGCTCCATTAGACCCAGTGATCACTGTTACTTTATTATGGAAGTCTATGCTTACCTCATTAAATTGGCGCCAATCAGATATTTTTAGTTTTTTAAATTTCATGGTAACTCCTATTTTAGGTGCTAAATTTACCATAACATCCCGTTTACCACACCATCGGCACACCACTCACCACGAAAGTCCGCCGGAATGGTCAAAAGCGCGGGTTTTCTGCCCTATAAACGGGGGCTGAAGCCCAGGCGAATCTGAGTTAATACGCCCTAGCCAACAAATTCTAGTTTCTCCCTCGCAACATGTTCCTGCCATTCAGTGGAGTCGAATTCCCAACTTGGCGCTGACATATCGTTTTCATCACCTTCATTAACGAATGTTACCAAGAAAAAGATTTCATCCCCTTCTTCATCATCGTCATCCTCTACCACGTTTACATCAACAACAACCAAACGTTCTCCACCAGGAATTGTGGATACATACAAACCTTCTTCAGGCACTTCAATATTATCAGGCATGGGTAACGCTCTCCTTTACGTTTACAAGTGGGTTAAATCTAACTGCATCTTCCAAATAATCTGGCGCAAAGTGCGCATAAGCCATTGTTTGTAGAATACTTGAGTGTCCCAAAATTCGCTGTAGCGCCAGAATATTGCCGCCATTCATCATGAAGTGACTAGCGAAGGTATGACGCAGAACGTGAACGGCCTGTCCTGCCGGCAAGCCGGGGGCAACCTCTTTGATGCACGTTCTCACATACGGATAATTCAACTCTGAAAACAAGGGGCCAGCCTTAATCCCACTGACGATTTCACCGCATAATTCCAGTGAGATCGGCACCGTTCGGTTTTTACTGTTCTTGGTGTTGAGGTAAGTCACTTTGTTGCCGATCAGCTCTTCCCGCCGAACTTTGACCACCTCCCCCCAGCGTGCCCCTGTTGCCAGGCACAACTTGACCGCCTTCAGATGATCACCTTCCAGCCGGTCAAGCAACTGCCAGATTTCGTCATGAGTTAAGAAACCCATTTCCTGATCCGGCAGCTTTATTTTTTTCATCTCTTTGAGCGGATGTTCACCGTGATAAAGCCCCAGATCGATGAGAACGGAATACACCCCGCCCAGCTTCTCCTGATCGAGATTGACGGTCTTGGCCTTTCTGCCTTCGGCGAGGCGAAGCACGCGATAATCAGAAAAGAAAGATCGATTGATCTGGCAAGCCTTGGGATTACCCATTTTGGCCGCCATCACCTGCAATTTATGCTCTATCTTCACGCCATCTTTCAAATTCTGGCCGTGATGTTTAAACCAAAGGTTTATCAATTCCGTTAATGGTCGTTGGTCGGCTGGTTTATCTACCCAGTCTTTATTGTTCTGTGTGCGATAACCCAACGCTCAAACTGCTGTGCCTCGGATTTCGTCTTAAATTTCTTGCGAACACGCTTACCCGTCCGACCTTGGGGGCGTACGTCCACCATATAGCCTTCAGCACCAAGCGATTTAATACTCATCCCAAAGATTCCTTTCGAAACAAATTCCGCCCTTACCCCAAGAATTCTTTATACGCCAGGCAATTAACCAACCTTCTGGCCTTTTTGGTTGTTGGATGTACTTTCGCGCCCATCAGGGGAGAGAACAGGCGAAATCTGGCCAATTTCTGGCGCGACATCCCCTGTCATTAGCCACAATGTATATTTTTTAAACTGTGGGTGGTTAACCACCTTATCTAAGATCGCTGCCCCTACTCCTTTTTGTCCCGTTTCATAGTTTTTAATGGTCCCTAATCCAATACCAGCAGCAAGCGCAAAATCACTTTGTGTCATGCCTTCTGATTTCCGTATCGCTTTAAGTTTTTCACCATGAACAATTGACAAGGTCACCATATGGAGACTATCCTTCACTTCAAGGTCACCCAAAGGAGACCTATGTAACGTTAAAATGCGTGATCTTAAAGGGTATCACTATGAACAAAAACCGACAAAAAAAGGTGGCTGGGGTAAGGGAAAATAATCTGCCGGCTGATTATCCATTTGGTGATCTGTTGGAAGAGTCGATCTCTGACTACGCCCTACGTATCGGAAAAAACAAGCAAACAATCCGTACTCAGGCGGACACTGGTGCTCTACCTATATTGCAAGCACGGCCAGGCGCAAAACGTCGCGTAAACCTATACGCCATCTATCTGAATGCCAAGCGTCACGCGGAAAAGTTTGTTGCGCAAATGAGTTGAGGTGGGAAATGCGATCAGGCAAACACGCTATCACCAAAATTAGCCGTAATTCATCACGCTATCGCAGCTTTGTTATTGTTTACCGCCCATGCACCATCGCTAACCCGATCGCCAGGTATGAAGTCAGCCAAGGCGATCAGTCTTATGGCCTGTTCGATACACAGGCACTAGCAACGTATTACATCGACCAACTTTACGCACAACAACGGGTGGCAGCATGAAACAGGCTTACATCATTTTGGTTGATGATCTGCTGACGCAGTACCACGCCAAAGCCCAAAACATCAATGCAGCCAGCGCTATCGCTCCAGCAGTGCGGGCTGTTTCACTGAATGATCACGCATTCCGTTTGAGCATTGGCCTTACTGGCTTATTTAGTGCCGCAGAAGCCGCAGGCGATGGTGTAGCTGCTGCGGTGATCGATAGCTTGGTGTCACGTTGCAACAATGGCGATATCCCATCCCCACGCGAAACACCGTGTTTCGCCTGATTGCCGGGTTGCCCGGCTCTATCTGAGAGAGCATCCCTTCCATTAACGAGTGGGCGATAGGCGTCGTGGGGTGCGCTCTCAGATAGGTAATAAGCATCCGATCGCGCCCTTATAAAAGAATGGGCTGCATATATCGGGTAATTACCTTCAGCATGAGCCGGCATGGGTAAAAACCGGCATATATTAGTTGCTTACTGAAATATATAAACCACTCGAAATAACAAATGCTGCCTTCTGGTGGCGGGCTTCCCACATCCTAAATTCAGGGGGTTTTATGAACGATGTTGCGTTAATGGAATTACTAACAGAAGCCCGCCGTGCCTCACGGTTACAACTTCTGGAGCTGTTAAGCACTCGGATTGAACGTTTGGAAGCCGACAATGCTCCCCGCGATCAAATTCTCTCCATGCTGAAAAGCTGGATAAGCGCCCGTCAAAATGTTGGGGCCAGTAAATCTCAGGGGGCCGCACTGTGATAACGCTTGCTGGCACCCCTGCCAAACCTGACGTCTACCGCAAAGCCATTTCTTTATTAGCTCAGTTTCGCCGAGGCAATCGAGTGTTTCGCCGTATTAAGCCACACGGCTACCTAAAAATAGATATCGGTTATCGCTGGCGCTTGCTGAGTAAAAACGGTGGCAAAGATTGGCGGTTAATGACTCACGAAACTTACAACGTGGAGTACCGAAAATGACGGGTTTAGACCTAGCCATCACCATAGCCAGTATCTGGGCTGTTATCGCCTTTGGTCTGGTTGGCTTATTTCTCTACAGCTATTGCAAGTTCTGCCGGGTATTTAACCGCCAGTGTTTGCAGCCAGAAGAACGCAATTACGACTAAGGATGCCTGATGACGGATCAAATCGACATGGCACAGGAACGGCATCAGCTAATCCTTGACGCCCAAATCAAAAACGCCCGCCCGCAACCTTGCGGGCCTTCCACACTTCACTGCGAAGAATGCGGCTCATCTATTCCTGAACCTCGCAGACGTCTAATTCATGGCGTCACTACCTGCGTGCACTGCCAAGCAATACGCGAAGCCAAATCACGTCACACGAAGTTCCAGGGGAAGCCGTCACCACGAAATGAGGATGTTAACGCTGGCTGGATGCAAAAAATCAAACCGAGTAATACCGAGTGACGCCCGTATGAAAACACGCTCCTGTGCCGCGCCAACTGGCGTTTTTACATTCAACTGTAATTCTCGCGATTTTGTTGTTCAACAAAAAGACGTCGCTTACTTCCACCCTTCAACAACTAATACGGGGCAGTATTTCGTGATGATGCAAAACGGTAAGCAGTACCGAGCTGAAAACCTCGTGGAGATTACAAGGATGATCGGCCCAAGTGAAACAATCAGCGTGAGGAAGAAACTTTGATCAAATTCACGTTGGTAAAGCACCAGGCCATCATGAATGGCTAGAAATTCCGGTGGACGTCACGCTCCCACCCCACCGCTGCCATACCCTGGTAGCGGCGCGCCTGCTTTTGAATGGGCATTCTCATGGAATGCTCCGCTTCCGGTTATCGACTCGTCATTAAATCGACCGCCCGAGCTCGATAAACAGACCGAAGAGCAGATCGCCGCCACCCTCAACGCTTATCTCCTGCTTGAACAGCAACCACAGCTGATCCAACGCGATGTGCGCTACCACATCAACAAACTGGAAGATTCCCAAGGCATCCGCCGGGCCAATGCGTACTTGACGAAAAACTTTGTTGAGCGCGTATTGCCACGGCTTGATCTCGTCAGTGATAAATACCGCGCCTCCGATAACAACAGCGATGCCGCCCTGTGCCACCGCTTTAACCATCTGCCAGACGCCGGGCGAGCTGATATTGAACTGCTGGCGAAAGATATCGCCGCTGTCATCAAGCAAGAACTGAGTGTAGTAGATGAAGAGACTGGCCAATCTTCTGAATTATTGAGCGCGATGGTGCTATATAAAGGGGCCGCCGTACTTACCCGCCGGTTTAAACAAAAGCCGCCACTGTGGGAAACCTATCAGGTAGCTCCATGGAACATGACTGTTGAAAATACTGCCCCGGAAGTCAAGCGCATGATGTCAGAGGATTGGTGGCTGCGACGTTTGCGACGCCATGCTGACCGCTGGAAAGAGCACCTGCATATTGCCATTGGCCACGTCAGCAAAAAAGCCACCCCTTACGCCAGCCGGCCAACGGTCAGCGACTGGCGAGAGCAGAAGCGGCGCACTCGTGAATTTCTCAAGTCGATGGAGCTGGAAGATGAAGAAGGCAACCGCTTTTCTCTGCTCGACAAGTACGATCACAGCGTCGCTAACCCGGCCATTCGCCGATGCGAACTGATGAACCGCATTCGTGGCTTTGAGGATATCTGCAATGAAATGGGGTTCGTGGGCGAGTTTTACACCCTCACAGCCCCTTCCCGCTTCCATGCCACCAACAGGCACGGCCACCGCAATCGTAAATGGTGCGGGGCCAGCCCGGACGAAACTCAACGTTATCTGCGTAATGTATGGGAGCGCGCTCGCGCCAAACTGCATCGTAAAAAAATCCGCATCTTCGGGATCCGCGTAGCCGAACCTCATGGCGACGGCACACCGCATTGGCACATGCTGTTATTCATGCGCCCGGAGGAAGTTGGCCAGGTGCGCGACATCCTGCGCGCCTATGCCAGTGCGGAAGACGCCAGCGAACTTTACAGCGAGCGGTCACGAAAAGCCCGTTTTCACGCGGAGGCCATTGATCCGGAAAAAGGCAGCGCGACCGGTTATATCGCCAAATACATCAGCAAAAACATTGATGGTTATGCGCTGGATGGCGAACTGGACGACGACAGCGGCAAAGAGTTGAAAGAGGTCGCCCCGGCAGTCTCCGCTTGGGCGGCCCGCTGGCGCATCCGTCAGTTTCAATTTATTGGCGGCGCGCCGGTAACGGTGTTCCGTGAATTGCGCAAGATGTCAGACCATGAAACTGCCGTTGGCCTAAGTGTCGAGTTTGCTGTGGTGCATGATGCTGCCAACCATGGCCGCTGGGCTGAATACGTCAATGCCCAGGGCGGCCCATTTGTCCGACGTGATGAGCTGATTGTTCGCACCTACTACGAGCCAGCGGAAACCACCAACGACTATGGCGAAGATGTGATTCGGATCCGGGGTGTATTTTCGCCGCAGGTCGGAATAGATACCCCAGTTATCACCCGCACGAAGGAATGGAAGTTTGTTCCGGCCCGTGCCGTTGACCTGGACGTTGACTTTAAGGGCGCGCCTGCGCCCTCTCGGAGTTCTGTCAATAACTGTACGGTGCAGCCGAAAAGGCTAAAAACCAAACAGGCTAAGGAACCACCTCCACCGCCTGAAAACCTCGATTTTGAGCGAATAACCGACAAGGAACGGCGATTGTTGCTCCGGCGGATACGCAACGCACCGCCAGAACCTGTGAAAAATCCATTTATGGCCGTCGCCGAAGGCTTCGCATTGCCAGACGAGGGGCTAAATCTGCCACCAATAAGGTCGATACTGCTAGATCCGGCCAGCAATAAGCGGTGGCGGGAACAGGTGCGCCACGAACAAGAGCAACGCGCCCTGGCTTATTTCAGTTTGGATGATGGGCCGGAAGCTGAACATCACCGACCACCTACGGCCAGCGCTGGCATTAACACAATCAAGCGGCCACTCAGCAAGCTGGAACGCCAGATCGGCAGCTTCGCCGAGTCCATCGGTTTCAGTCTGGATGCCTCCATTTTGAAATCACTGGCCAGGGGCGCAACGGTCGTGATTGACGGTCAGCGCTACCGAGCGCGGACAGATGGTTGTCTGTATCAGCAATCAACGCCAGCAACCACTACCGCGCTGACGCGACTCACTGCGCTATGGCATCGACAGATACCAGAGCAAACACGCCTTGTTGGTGACCACCTGAGAAAAGAAGCAATAAAGCACCCATCGGAGGAATAGCATGACCACATCGGCAGAACGTAAACGCACACAGCGACAGCGCGATAAGGCGAACGGCATCACTACGATCACCCTGCGCGTAAACAGCCAGGAAATGGCGATGATTTTGGAAGGCTGCCAGCAGCGCCGTATTGCACGGGAACCCTATGAAGTGACAGAATACTTGATTGGCCTCATCAGGCAGGACAACAAGTTGTTGCATAAACAGTTGGTCGAACTGCGCAAAAGCAGTTGCCGGAAGTGTGGGGATACATTGCCGGGCGAACCTAATGGTTGCTGTATGCAGGGCGACTCTCAATGCTGGCAGACAACGGGATACAAAAAACTGATGCTGATAACGCTATAGAACCTTCGACAGACACGCATAGTAGCAGCAGAGAAATGGTAAGTATTACTATAATAAAAGCCCTCTACTAGAAAGGGCTGTTATTTAACAGTAGATTGCGTTCGTTTTATTCGGAGAGGTTAATAGCTTCTTTTATATATTGTACAGTATCTACTGAGTAGTTTTTCTTATTCACATCCAAAAAAGAGGCTCCAGTAACACTTCCCAGTTTGTTTGGCTCGAGATAATACATATGGCTTTCAGCACTGATGACACCGTCGTCGATAAGTTTGTCTAAAAGAGCTCGCCCATCTGCATCACGAAGCATACGGGCATGATTAACTTTATCTTGGAGCCTTGCGAGTCTTCCCTTGCTGTGGGAGCGAAATGCCATGACTATGCGCCTAAATACTCTTAACGTATCGGCAATACGACCACTTGATTCATCATCAGAAAATTTGCTCGAAAAGGACGACCATGGAAATGTTTCCGAAGAAGGCCAGCTAACATAAAGCTCAGATCCAGACCTTACGATTGGAACGTTGACAGGTTTGTCACTTTTGAAGTTTTTAGCCTCAAGGATAACACTTGTGTTGGTGCCATCGCCTTTTAGAGATTTAACGATTATTTTTTCGCTATGTACAATTAAATTATCACAAGAAATACTAACTGGCGAAAATAATTCTAGCTGTTCGCTTGAAGAAAACTCAACATCTGAGATTTCTGTACTTATAAAAACATTTCCAACCTTGCTTCCTAATAGGAGTACGCCGTATCCTTCTGAAGAGAACTCTATTTCTTTAAATACACCATTTTCATTAATAATGAACTCTATATTTAGTGAGGAATCATCATTATCATTAATTATCAATGTCGCATTGTCTGAATTTTTAAGCTTGGATAGAGCAGAGTCAAACAACAAACCAACATATTCACTGCTAATTTTAGGAGAGTTTTCTTTGGGAAATGCTTCTACAAAAAAGTCAAATAGGAACGGGTTAGGTGTAATTCTTCCAGAAAGGCAGTAATTACGTGCATTTATTGCTATGTTAGATTTATTACTCTGTAAAGCATGAGCCAGCACGCAAGCCTCAAAAACAGAACTAGCAAATTTTGTCCCTGCACCGTCTAAGAATGGATGCTGAGGCAGCATACTATTAACAGCATCATCATAGATTGAAACCAAATCATCGGTTAATGATGAAGGTGCCGCTATAGGCTCAATATTGAAGATCTGGCAAGCAAGCCTACTCAACTGCTCATCAGCCGTATACAAATTATCCTTTAATAATTCTAATCTATCTGTCAATTGAGCCGTTAGTTTTCCTTGCTCACGATTCAAAATAGCTTTACATATATTGAGAAGCAGCTCACCACTGAGGATGCTAGTCATTTCTTCAGAAATTTTAGAAGGGTTAGATATGGTTCCTATAACCTTAGACACTGCATCTAATACAGGTGCATACCCAAAGAATCTAGTCGACTCATTGCCGGAAACTTGTTTTAACGATTGAACAATTTCATAAACAGATCGTTCATAAACAGGATAATGATCACGCAATGTGACAGGAAGATGCTTGTAGTCAACATTTGAACAGTCGTGTTCAGACAATCCATTTAGCGATTCTAATATAAATGATTTCGCTTCATCTTCATTGAAAAATTCAATATCAAAAACAGGGCAATGGACCCCATGAAACTCGCTGAGAATCAACCAAGTCTCTTCTATTATACCAACCCTTCCAAATATTACTATGGGGTTATTATTCCTCTTGGATACTTTATTTACATCCTCCAGAAAGTCCTCAAATGAGTTTTGAGTTACTCTTAGCCTAGCTTCATCTAAAGAATCGATAACAAGTCCAGCAGTCCCTTTATTCCAATCATCAAGTATATCCTTATCAGCAAGGCCACCGATAAGATAGTTCCCAGCTATTGTAGAAGCCTGTGATAGATCTAAATATATAGCACCTGTTTCATTGCTTAATTCCCTTGCCATCACTGACTTCCCTACAGCACCAGGCGCACTTATCAAAATTATCCTGGCATCATCTACAGCACCAACTAACGACTCATTAAGAGTTAGTCTCGCAGGGCTATATTTTTTACTCTCATCTTTGGTAAAAAACCAACCATTAGAGTCGCTGTGATTAACTATACGTTTAACGTTACTAAATTTAGTAGTAATATCATATAATGTATGAGTCATTTTACCTTTTCCTTTGGTATCAGTTTGTACTAGATGTTCCCATCACAATCCATGGTTTTGTCTCCTCCTAGGTATACTACCTAGAGGCCTTTCGCCACGGGCTTGGTATATTGAATCTCTCCCAACCCCGTAGATAAGTCTACCCTATATCTGGCTAACATTCATGAGCGTTAAGCACCAAAGTCAACTCGTTGCTTACTGGTTTTCATCGTGTTTAACACAGAACACAGCTAGGTCAAGTCTGAGCAAACACAGATGACGCAATCAAAATGAATCAATTTTCGCAAAAATGAATACCCGCAGCGAATCAACATTAAAGTCCGTACATTACCACCCATATCAAAGCGCCCATACGCCACACAGCGAGGTGCTTTTTTTGCACTAAAGATCGTGCATCGAATCTGATCGCCTCGCAGCAATGCGCAGGTGAATGCGGTGCGGGGTTTACGGAGGATAGGCAGAAAACGATCCCCATCGTTCTCCTAATCCGTGCCGTCCCCCCCGCCCCCGCGCTGCATACTTAAGAATTCACTTTTTATGCAGTAGGAAAAACGAGTCAAACCTTGATGGCTGTAGCTTGAAAGGATGAATAGGCATGCAAGAAAGTATGCGGATTGTTGCACTTAGGATATGCAGTGTTTTTTTATTTGAAATCCGGGTCTATCCCGATAATAAACACGCTTTATAGAAGAGTGACAGCGTAAAGCATCCCGGAAAACGTTAAACAATCCTGCCACGTCACATTTTTATTTTCAACAGGCATGTGACTATGGCATTGTCATGAAAAAATCGTCTGTGACATGTCACAATGTCACTCGGTGATGCAACTGCATATAAATAATCGCGCTAAAAAATAAAAACCGCCTTTCGGCGGCTATTATGACGCTTGTAATACCAATGAACGCTTCAATTTCAAAACTCTTTGAAGTCGACAATTTCGTTATTTAACACTGCTGACTCTGATGAGTCTAAAGGATCTAACAAGCTGAGTTCAGGAAACAATTTTCTTTTCGTACTAGGTTTGATATACACCTGAGAGATCATCGCCAGAAAATTTTCGGTACTGTAAATAGTCTCATAATGAGCAGAACCTTCACCATCGTCATACCAGGAACCTGTATCAACTACGGGAGTGTTAAGTAATGGTAATATTGTGCTGAAATCGTCAGTGCGAATTGAAACAGCAAACTTGAATGGATATGAGTCTCCCTGCGAAAAATAATCTTCTCCACGGCCATATTGCCTCGTAATTTCGACCGTGCCCCGAACCAGAAGATAAATATAGGTTTCATCGAGGCTAAGTAATTCCGTTTCGTCTACATTACACCAATCAACAATCGTCTGTGCTGATAAAATATCCAGTTCGTCTGGTATGTTGTTCCTTGTAACTTCATTAACTTCATCCTGTACTTTTTCGATTATTGATTCAGTAATTAGGTGCTCAAGATCATCGAAATCATCGAATATTGTATTACACAATTGAAATAGTAATTTCGCACGTTCAAAAAACTCTTTAGGGTTACTATCGAACGAACTTTCACTAATGTGTGTGTAATCATTTAACGATGCATAGTTTTTATTAAACCATCCTATAGCAGAATCTAGACTTTCGAGGACACCCTCATCCAGAAGATCATCGGATATATGTTTCTGGGCAATATATTTAGCCTGTTGCTTCCGAGTGATCGTGGCATTATTTTTATTTTTTGTGAACCATGGTGACGCCTTAACTCTATCATCAGGTGCCAGTCGTTTCAGTACATGGTTTATCAGTTCACGTATTGCATAAGCAAAATTGTTGAAGCGTAGAGGGTTTCCGTGGGAGCAGTAATTACGAAGGCTTGCATACAAAAGCGCATGTTCAAAATCTGTTTCTAGGTGCTCCTGAAACTCTAGAATAAAATCCATTTTAAGCATTCTCTTTAGTTTCATATAAGTACCTTAGCAATAATTATTATAAGTTGTTAGCCAACCATTCCAGCGAAAGTTTTTCTAGTTTTAATTCATTTCATTGATCTGCTATAAAATCACATCTCATACAAAGTTAAGCCCACAGAAGCTCCAATAATGTACCAAATTCGTTGCCATAGAACATACACAAGCTCGCTACCGATATAGGAAGTGTTTTCATTACCATGACGTAACAGCTTAGCATTCGCTAAATAGCTAGAATTATATCCTCCAAAATTTCTTTCACTCAGAGTGGCAGGAAGAACCGACCTCAGCGGTTCAATATAAACAGGATCATCTGCGACCAAGATAAAATCATCAAACAAATGAGAAAAGCTTTTCATATGCGTACCTAATTCAAGTGAATACCACTCATCTGAGAACAGATTGATCCTAACCTCACCTTTTTCATATTCCTTGATTAAACCATCCAGATGTTTTACTTCTTTCTCATCTTCTGGTGGATGAAAAACAAATGCAGTAATAAATGATTTTTCATGAAGCCATGAAATAGCGTGAGGGATAAGTTCATCAAGACTTACAGGTTTTAACTCTCTACCGGGATGTAATTCTCGAAAGAAACGTAATGCCTTAGCTGTTTCTCTATAAACAAATGGATAATCTATATACATAACACGATATTTTGCAGGTGTTCTTTGCAACCTTTCTTTATATATCCCCCTCACTTCTGAAACACATTCACGAGGATTCCTATTTATTTCCTTCCCGGTAAATATAATTACAGAGTATCCAGCCCTAGTAAGATACCGTTGCCTTATCGCATCTTTTTCTAGCTGTTCCTTTGTAGAGTGAAATTCATGTCCATCTAATTCAATAATTAATCGAGCATCTTTTAAAATGAAGTCAACACGGTATCGAGAGTGTTTTTCTCGGTCACCAAACCAATGTTCACTTTCAATAGCGTCGGCTAAGTCACCCAACTCTTTACTAAATGCTTCCTCAATATAAGATTGTTCTCTATCTCGGTACCAACTTGGAGGTGATTTTGGTTGTCCTGGATACTTCAACATTTTCCCACTCACTTGTATCAAAATGTGTCTATAACAATAATCCTGATACACTGCCATTTCAATAAATTATTCATAACATACTATCAATCCTGCCACATGTTAAAAACCTCATGTTCAAACTGTAAAAAGGAGGTGATTAAGGATGTCAACCAACATCCGTTCTTGACACCTAGCTAGCTGTCAGTTTAAGTTTAGCGCAGACCTTGAGACGGAACATATCAATATGAGTCAACAGCTTATAAGTCCTGCTTCAGCAATTCATAAGGCTTGAAGCTGATCACCTCTTCCCCTGCCCACTCGTTTAGCTCACACAGCCGCTCTTGCAGCGGAGCCAGCTCGTTAATCGCGAAAACCCGAGCCGCCTTCTCAACATCCCCAAAACCACCGGTGTTATTCGGCAAAATACCCATCAGTTGCGGCGGTGTGCGCTGGGCGGCAAGCTGATCATCGCGGGTCACGTTCTTGATGTTCAAAAATTCGTCCTTTGCCGCGACTTCGGCCAGCGGGATCAGTTGTAACCCATCCGGCTTACCGCCAGGCGCATACATAAACAGGTTTCGGAAGTTACCCGGCCCTTTAGACTCTTTCAGCGCTTTACGCAGGTTGTCGATATCCTCCTGCTTGTGCGCCGCATCGTTCATGTACAGGATAAACCCGGCATGACTGCCGTTAAGGTAGTATTTCCGGCGGAACAGCGTCGCTGCCTCGTTAAGCCAGATGGAATTAAGTGAGGAGAGGTATTCGGGAACGCCGTAAATCTCCTGGTTAATGTCAGGATCCATCAGGTGAAAAATAGAACCCTTCGCAAACTGATGCGGTTCCATCCACGATTGTACGAACCAATAAGAATCAGTTTCTACGCCACAGCGGGTGTATTTCGCCAGGCTGGGGGCCAGTTTCATCAGACCGCCCAACCGGTTATAGCGCCCCTCAATAAAACTGTTGCCGAACACCATAAAATCCTGCGCATAACGGCTAAAATCCTGCTTTGACAGCAACCGGTGTGGTTTGAACATGCTCACTAAAATATTGCGCTTCATGGTGATCGGTGAACTGTGATGCACCGCCGCGCGGAACGTTTTCGCCAGGCCACTGAATGAGATCGGCGGCTCATACCAACGGTCAACAATGCTGCATTCCAGATAGTCCAGGATTTCACGCCGATCCAGCATCGGGATAGGGTCGCCGAAGGTAAACGCCTCAACATGCTGCGCGCCGCTTTGTTTCTGCGTGATAGGCTGGGTATTTTTGTGGCCCCGGTTGCGTTTGCTCATTTAAAAAATCTCCATAAAACCTGTATTACTACCGGTTGCCCCTTCGAGCGGTTCATTGAATAAGGCGTGCATTACCGCCCAGGCCACATCACCGTGGCTGACGCCCTCTGCGCGGCTGGTGACATAGGTTGCCCGCCGGCCCGTTGCGGTCATCTGTTTACGAATGGACATAAACGCCTGAGCGATATCCAGCGCGCCGGCGTCGAACTCCAGCCGGCCAGAGCGGATCACGTCGCGGGCTTTCAGCACCAGGTCGGTTTTCATTTCAAGGCTGTAGTTGATGGCGTTAACCGCCGGGAAGAATTGGCGCACCAGTTGCGACACCGCACGGCCAAGGCCAGTGTTATCAATCCCGATATAAGTCACGTTGTAGCGCTCAGTCAGCGCCTTGATATTTTTGGCCTGGGCGGAAAAATCCATTCCGCGCCACTGATGGCGCTCCAGCACGCGGAACTTGCCGCCAGCAATCAGCGGCGGCAGGATAACCGCACAGCCTGCGCTGTCGCCGTTTTCAGAACTGGCCGGGTCATAACCGATCCAGACTTCCCGCGCCTCCACCGGGCGCAATGCGAAGGGTTTAACGTCCGTCCAGTGTTCCCAACTGTCGACCATACAACGCTGCATTTCCCCCATCGGGAACACCGACGCGGTATCGTCAATGAAGTTGCACATGAACAGGTTTTCAAAGTCTTCATCGCTGTTCTCTTCGCGCAATTCATCCAGATCAAACAGGTCACAGCCACCGCGTAACGCATCCTCAATGGTGACAATCTGGCGGAACTGCTTATCTTCACAGAGCAGGCCACTGGCCAGACGTTTATAGCTAACATCAATTTCCCGGCGTCTGTCCTTCGACTTACCCTTGTTAAACAGCGTGCCATTCCAGAATGAATAGGCTTCATGGGTCATGCTGGATGGGGTGGAAAAATAGGTGGAACGGTAGCGCGTTTGCGACGCCATACCCGATGCGGCCCGGCGCAACTTCTTAAAGCCCGGGATCCAGAAATACTCATCCAGATACAGGTTGCCCGGTCGCCCCTGGGCGGTGTTGGAGTTGGTGCCCAGAAAGTGCATTTCCGCCGCGTTTGGCAGAATGATAGTTTCCCCGCGCAGCTCTACATCAACCTCCTGGGCAAAGGCCATGATGTAGTTTTTGAACTGGTGCGCCTGCGCTTTCGAGGCAGAAACAAACATCTGATTACGGCCAGAATCCAGGGCGTCGATCAGGGCTTCGCGGGCAAAATAGTAGGTTGCGCCAATCTGGCGACTTTTCAGGATATTGCGGATACGGAATTCTTTCGACAGCCCGGCCTGATACCAACTGCGTTGATACTCAAACATCTGTTCAAGAAAGATTTCTTTCAGCCGGGCGTGTTGCTCATCCGTAAAGGCATTTTTCTGCGTGCGTTTGCGCGGGCCGGCGTTACGGGCGGCAATGTTGGGGTTCAGAACTGTCTCATTACCGCCGTCATTGTATTTCCCTATGCGGGCGTGCCGCTCTGCCTGGCGGGCCAACAGGTCAATTTCTTTGAGGTCGCGCCCTTCCTTCTCCGGCTTTAGGATTAACTGACAGTAGCGGGCGGCAGTGGTGATTTGCATCTGGTCGAGCGGGCCGTAATCGTCCCACTTGTCGCGACGTTTCCAACTGTGTACCGTGACGGACTTCTCCCCGATCATCTCGGCGATGCGGGTCACTCGCAGCCCCTGCCAGTAGAGATACATCGCTTGACGACGGGGATCCAAATCGGCACTGATAGTAATAGCACTCATGCGTAATCAGCCTGAATTTCAACGTTTCAATGCCGAAAGGCTACCTACCCGCTACCGCCAACACCCTTAATGCACCTTGTGCCATTGACCACACAAGGCCGCCGCGTTGTCCCCATTCCAGCCCCCCGCCAACATAAGCCAAACACGGCCAACACCGGCCACATTCGCTTACATGATCGGGGCTTATCCAATGCCAATTTCAAAATCTTTCCGTGTCGCCGTCGAGGGGGCTACCAGTGATGGCCGTCAGATCCAGCGCCAGCACATCAAAGAGATGGCCGAAACCTATAACCAACAGTTCAAACCGGCACGCGTCAACCTTGAGCATTACCTGAGCATTTTTCCTGACAGCACCTTCTGTGCTTATGGTGATGTGCTGTCCCTGAGTACCGTTGAAATCAACGATGGCCCGCTAAAAGGCAAGTTGGCGCTCTATGCCCAGGTTGACGCGACGGATGGCCTGGTGCAGTTGAACAATAAGCGTCAGAAGATTTTCACCAGCATTGAGTATTACGAAAAATTCGCTGATACCAACAAAGCCTATCTGACCGGCCTCGCGTTCACGGATAACCCGGCATCACTCGGCAGTGAAGCGATGAAATTCAGCTCAAACCACCTGGCACAGCAAGGCCTGTTTTTCTCAGCCGGCGAAGAAACCACCCTCGAATTCGAAGCACCGGAAACCGACAAACCGAACCTGCTCGCCAGCATTAAAGCCATGTTCAGCAAACGGCAGGCCTCTGATGATGCGCGCTTTATCGATGTTCACCAGGCCGTGGAGTTGGTCGCCGAAAGGCAGCAGCAGGCCGAGGAAAAACTTTCCGGTCTGGATGGCATGAAAGACACCATTCAAAAGCTGACAGACCGACTGACCGCCAGCGAGACGGCATTTTCCACACTGGAAACCAAACTCAGCACCACCGACCGCAGCGACAAGCGTCGCGATCTGTCAACGGGTGGCGAAAGCGCCGAGCTAACCGACTGTTAAGCAACCAATTACAGGCGGTGATAGCACCGTTCTAGCCGATTAAAGGAAAAGAGAAATGAGAAAGGTAACCCGTGAGCAGTACAAGAAGTATGTGAGCCAGATTGCAAACATCAACGGCATTGATGCTATTGATGTGGCGGCAAAGTTTACCGTTGAGCCATCCGTCAGCCAAAAGCTGGAAGAAAAAATTCAGGAAAGCAGCGGTTTCCTGAAAAAAATCAATATCGTCCCGGTTGATGAACAAAGCGGTGACAAAATCGGCCTGGGGATTGATCGCCCGGTTGCCAGCACCACCAACACCGATGAAAAAGACCGTGAACCCATCGATCCAACCAGTTTAGATGAACAGGGCTACGTGTGTACCCAGACCAACTTTGATACCGCATTGAAGTATTCAAAACTGGATTCGTGGGCCAAGTTCAAGGATTTCCAGGTCAAAATTCGCAACCAGATTGTGAAACGTCAGGCGCTGGATCGCATCATGATCGGCTGGAACGGAACTAAACGTGCAAGAACATCCGATTTCACCGTCAACAAGCTGTTGCAGGACGTGAATATTGGCTGGCTGGAAAAAATCCGCAAAGGCGCGCCGGATCAGGTGATGTCAAAGATTTTGGATGAGGCTGGCGCTGTCGTGTCAGAAAAAATCCGCATCGGCAAAACTGGCGACTATCACAACCTGGACGCCCTCGTTATGGATGCCGTCAACGAACTGATCGCCGCCTGGTTCCAAGACGACACCGAGTTGGTCGCCATCGTCGGACGCTCCCTGCTGGCGGATAAATACTTCCCGATCGTCAACAACGAGCAGGAAAACAGCGAAATGCTGGCGGCGGACGTCATTATCTCGCAAAAACGCATCGGTGGGTTGCAGGCGGTGCGCGTCCCTTCCTTCCCGGATAACACCATTCTGATCACCCGTCTGGATAACCTGTCTATTTACTGGCAAGACGGCACCCGCCGCCGCCACATCATCGACAATCCGAAGCGCGATCGCATTGAAAACTACGAATCGGTCAACGAGGCGTATGTGGTGGAGGATTATCAATGCGCCGCACTGATCGAAAATATCGACATCCGGAAACCAGCCGCACCGGCACCGTCGGAGGGTTAATCCATGACCAGCCCAGCACGCAGACATAAACAATATATCGCTGCACAGCAGTCCTCCTCACTCAGTGAAGCGGCCAGCCTGAGCCACCTGGGCAACAATGACCTGCTGCTGTTCAAGATGCAGCAGGACTTGGCCAGGCTGAGTGGTGTTGAGTCCCACGACACCAAGGCGGAACTGAAACGCCGCATGATCCCCACTTACATGCCGTGGGTCGCCGGTGTGCTGCAAAGTGATGCCGGCAGGCAGGACGCCATTCTGATGCGCGTGCTGGTCTGGTTGCTGGACGTGGGCGACATGGAAACCGCGCTGAATATCGGCGAATACGCCATCAAGCATGATTTGGTTGCCCCTGACGGTTTCGAGCGTTCTACCGGCTGCCTGATTGCCGAAGAACTGGCCGCCGCTGCACAACGCAGCATGACGGCCAGTAAACCGCTGGACACGGCACAGTTACTCCGCGCTCAGCAGTTGCTCACAGGGCAGGATATGCCGGACAAGGTCAAGGCCCGGCTGTATAAATTCGCAGGATATGCCCTGCGTCAAGACGGTGACACCGTGCTTGCCCTGGACACATTAAAAAAAGCCCTGCTGAAAGATGAGAATTCCGGTGTGAAATCTGACATTAAACAACTGGAAAAACTCACTCAGGCAGGAAGTTAACGAATCGCCCCCGGCGAGGGCGGCACGGGAGCCGCGACAGGTTTTAACCGCATCAACGCTCCCGTCCACCGCCCGACTCACAGAGAAAAAACCATGGTCAGCATAGCGATTGAACCCGCACCGGGCGACCAGCAACCCGGCAACAATCTGGAAATTGATGTGACACCTCCCCCCGCGCCGCCGGTCAGCACGGTGATCAAAAATACGGTTTTTTGGCCGGATATCGACCTGAAACAGTACCGGGAGGATATGCGCCAGGACGGCACGATCACACAGCCGCGTCTGCTGGAAGCCACCCGCAATGCCATCAATGAAGTTAACGAACGCCTGGCCAACTGGCGAAAACAGCAGCAAAGCGCGGGCAATAGCGCGCTGGATCAGGTTCCTGCCGATCGTCTGGATGATGAGAGCACCCGCGTACAGCTTTACCGCCGTGCGGTGTTTTGTCTGACGCAAGCCAGCCTGACTGAGCGTTTTCGCAGCTTTGACGCCACCAACTCAGGCAACAAGCGGGCCGAGTCATTGGAGCCAACCGTTGACGACCTGCGCCGCGATGCGGATTGGGCCATCAATGATTGCCAATCGCTGCCGCGCATGACGGTTGAGTTGATCTGATGAAGGTCTATGCGCACCAGGGCGACACTGTTGATGCACTGTGCCAGCGCTATTACGGCAAAACACAGGGTGTCACCGAACAGGTATTGCTGAGCAATCCGGGCCTGGCCGATCGGGGGCCAATTCTGCCCCACGGTTGCCCGGTAGACATGCCGGATATCATTCAAGCCGCATCGGTGCAAACCCTTCAATTATGGGATTAACCCCCTGCGGGCGGGAGGTGGAGAATGAAAATTATGACGGAAAAACTTGCCGCCGGTCTTAACTACTGCATTGCCGGCGGACTCTGCACCGGCGGTCTGGTCGACTGGTTCCGCCATGTGGACTGGAATCAGGTTGCGGTGATCGGCGGTTTTATCCTGGGCCTGATCACTTATCTCACGCAGACCTATTTCGACTGGCGGCGCACCAAAGCTTATGAAAAAGGGGTAAGCGCCGGGATCATCACCGAACCGCCGGTAAAGCGCCGCCTGTTCCGTAAGGAGGCCGAATAATGGCGATGTCACCTACCTTGCGGAAAAGTTTGCTTGGTGCTGCCGGTACTGGCGCAGTGGCGATCGCCTCATTAATGATCCCTGAGCTGGAAGGCGTCAGGCTTGAGCCTTATCGCGACGTCGCAGGCGTGTTGACGGTCTGCTACGGCCACACCGGCCCCGACATTATCCCCGGCAAGCGCTACAGTCTGGCGCAATGCAAAGCCATGCTGGACAGAGACCTGATCCCCTTTTCCCGTTCAGTTGAGCGATCGGTAAAGGTTCCCGCGACAGAGTACCAAAAAGCCGCGCTGATCAGTTTCAGCTACAACGTGGGGGTTTACGCTTTTGAGCATTCTTCCTTGCTACGCAAGCTGAACGCAGGCGACGCAGCCGGCGCTTGCGCTGGCCTTCGCCAGTGGATTTATGCCGGCGGCAAACCGTGGAAAGGCCTGATGAACCGCCGCGATATAGAGCATGAGGTGTGCACCTGGGGGCAAAAATGGCCCGTCTGATTGCCGTCATCGTCCTGATCCTACTCTGCCTGCTGACCTTTCTGTTCTACAGCAATCAGGGGCTGCGCCAGGTGCGCGACACATTGCAGGATGCCAACGGCCAGTTAACCCGCCAGATTGATTGGCAGAACAAGACGCAGCGCGCTGTTGCTGCCATTGACGAAAACCGAAGCCGGGAATTAACCGATGCGAAAAGTAAAATTGATGATTTGCAGCGTGATATTGCCGATGGCCGTCGCCGGCTGCGGCTCAGCGCCACGTGTCCAACCGCCACCGCCGCCAGCCTGGCTGATGCAGACGGCCCCCGACTTACTGACGCCGCTCAACGGAATTATTTCACTCTCAGAAAGCGAATTGAAACCGCCCACAGCCAAATAGCCGGCTTGCAAGACTACATCCGCAACGTCTGCCTGGCACAACCGTAGGAGGCATCATGTTAAAACCGGACTCACTTCGCGCGGCCCTGGGCGGTTCCGTAAGCTACGTGAAGCAAAACCCCGATTGCCTGCACATTTTTATTGATAAAGGGGTAATTTATTCCACCCTGGCCCCGTCGCTGTCTTTTGAATATCAGTACACGCTGAACCTTATCGTGACCAGCTATGCCGATGACGCCAATCTGTTGATCGTGCCTATCCTGCATTGGTTGCGTACCCATCAGCCCGATATCATGGCCAACCCGGATAAACGCGGCGATGGCTTCACCTTTGAAGCCGATTTCCTGAATAATGCCACAAGGGATATCAGCATTGACCTAAAACTGACCGAGCGCGTGATCGTCAGCGAGGACAATGGCAAGCTGAACGTCAGGCATGTGGATGAACCGCCACCACCGCCGAGCGACCTCAGCAGTTATGAAATTTGGATGGAAGGTCGCAAGGTGGCAGCATGGGCAGCTTAAACGACTTCCAGGCGCTGGACGAAACACTGTCCGTGTTGCTACAGCAGCTTTCCCCGCAGTCCCGCCAGGTATTCACCCGCCAGGTGGCCAAAGAGTTGCGCCAGCGCCAGCAAAAGCACATCCAGGAACAGAAGAACCCGGACGGTTCGCCGTACATACCGCGCAAAAACAAACGGCAGGACAAGCACGGGCGCATCCGCCGCAAAATGTTTACCCGGCTGCGCACCGCACGCTTTATGAAAACCGAATCCAACACCGATGAAGCCGCCGTGACGTTTGCCGCCGGTGTGACCAATTTATCCGCCGTCCACCATTACGGCCTGCGGGATAAAGTCAGCCCAGACGGCCCCACGGTGCGCTATGCGCGCCGGCAGTTGTTGGGCTTCACCGATGCCGATATTGAATGGATTAAGGATCTGGCGTTGACGCACATCGCCAAATAATCACCCCGCCTTACTGAGCACGCCACCGCTTTGTGCCATCGCTGGCACAAAGCACACAAAATGCCCCACGCGCCCGCACGCGGCACACTGGCAACATGAAAGCTTCCATCGCCGAACTAAAACGCCTCCTGGCTAACATTGTGCGCATTGGCACCGTCTCCGAAGTGGATACGGCCAAAGGCCTGTGCCGCGTGAAGATCGGGAAAAATGAAACCGACTGGCTGAACTGGTTGACGCTGCGTGCCGGTCGCGTGCGCTTTTGGTCTGCCCCGTCGGTTGGCGAACAGGTGATCGTGCTGAGCATCTTCGGTGATCTGACCACCGGCTTTGTACTGCCGGGCGTATTTTCAGATCAGTATCCCGCCGCCTCGGCGTCTCCCGATGCTGTTCGCCTGGACTTCCCCGACGGCGCGGTCATTGAGTACGAGCCTGATAACGGCACGCTGACGGCAAAGGGCATGAAGTGCGCCGATATTCAGGCATCTGAAAAAATTAGCGCCACCGCCAACGTCGTGGTGGTGACAGCCAATCAGATGATCACCCTGGATGCACCCGTGGTGGAATGCACCCATAAATTGATTGCTGGTTCATTGTTGCTCAAATACGGCGGAGAAATGTACGGGAATATCACCCACACCGGCGGCAGCTTTAATTCCAACGGTGTGATCATCCACATCCATTATCACGGCAACGTGCAGAACGGCGGCGGTAATACCGGGGGGCCAGCATCATGATGTATCTCGGCATGAACCGTAACGATGGCCAGGCTATCAGCGAAATCGAACACATCCGCCAGTCGGTCAGCGATATTTTGATCACGCCCGTCGGCAGCCGTGTCATGCGCCGTGACTACGGTTCGCAGTTATCGACCCTGATTGACCAGCCCCAAAACCCCGCGCTAAACCTCCAGATGATGGCCGCCATTTATGGTGCGGTTCTGCGCTGGGAAACCCGCATTTCCCTCACTGCGATCAATCTCGCTTCCAGCGTTGACGGGGAAATGGTGGTTGATTTGGTCGGCAACCGGACGGACACCGCCGGGCGTATCCAGTTCTCATTACCTGTCAGGGGGCAATAATGGCCACCATTGATCTGAGCCAACTCCCCCGCCCCAATGTCATTGAGGCATTGGATTTTGAGACGCTATTTTCCGAACGAAAAGAGCGGTTAATCAGCCTGTATCCCGAAGAAGAGCGGGAGGCGGTACGCCGCACCCTGGCTTTTGAATCCGAGCCGATCGTCAAAATCCTGCAAGAGTCAGCTTATCGGGAGATGTTATTGCGGCAGCGCGTCAACGAAGCGGCGCAGGCGGTCATGGTGGCCTACGCCATCGGTAATGACCTTGAACAGCTTGGTGCAAATAACAACACACCACGATTAACGATCGTCCCGGCAGATGACGAAGCTATCCCGCCAGTTGAGGAAGTGAAGGAGTCGGACGCCGATTACCGCCAGCGCATCCCGGCGGCCTTTGAAGGGATGAGCGTCGCCGGCCCGACCGGGGCGTATGAATTCCATGCACAAAGTGCGGACGGAAAGGTCGCGGATGCCTCGGCAATCAGTCCCGCCCCGGCAGAAGTCACGATCAGCGTATTGTCTCGCGATGGTGATGGCACCGCATCCCCCGAACTGTTGGCCACCGTCAGCGCCGCATTGAATGACGAGGCAGTCCGCCCGGTGGCTGATCGGCTGACCGTGCAATCTGCCCAAATCGTCAATTATCAGATCGACGCCATGCTGTTCGTTTACCCTGGCCCGGCCATCGAACCGATTATGGCCGATGCTGAACTGCGCCTTAAAAGCTACATCAACGAGCAGCGCCGGTTAGGTCGCGATATTCGACTATCGGCCATCTATGCGGCACTGCATACCCAGGGCGTGCAACGCGTTGAACTGGCGGCCCCCCAGGCTGACGTGGTGTTAGACCGCACCCAGGCGGCCAACTGTACCGATTATCGCATCCGGATCGGCGGTTCGGATGAATAGCCTGTTGCCATCTGGCTCATCCCCGCTTGAACGACGCGCGGCAGAAGCCTGCGCCGGCATCAGCGATCTGAATACTCCACTGCGTGACCTGTGGAACCCTGACCGCTGTCCGGTCAAGTTTCTGCCCTATTTGGCCTGGGCGTTTTCAGTCGATCGCTGGGATGAGCAATGGACGCCGGCGGAAAAGCGCAAGGCGGTCAAAGACGCCTTTTATATCCATCGCCGCAAGGGAACGATAGCCGCCATCCGGCGCGTGATTGAGGTGATGGGCTACTCAATGTCAATCGCGGAATGGTGGCAGGTCGCAGACCCGCGCGGCACGTTCCGCCTCACTATCGACGTGAACGACGTCGGGATCACAGAGGAAATTGTCCGTGAGCTTGAACGGCTTATCGGTGATGCCAGACCCGTCAGCCGACACATTGCACAATTAAGTATCACGACGAAGGTCAGCGGCTTTATCTATTCCGCCGTCTCAGTTCATGACGGCGATATCGTCACTGTCTACCCTGCCGATTACGAGCCGGACGACAGCGTTAAATACAACGGTATTCCGCGCTTTGGTCGCGGCTATCACTATTCCGGGGGAAAAAATGTCTGAGCTGAGCGAAGAAGCAAAATGGGAAGATTCGATATATCAAATACAGCGCGGAGATGAAGTGTCGGGCGGCCGTGATGGCGTGGCAAATAAGCCCACCCGGCAATTGGCAAACCGCACCCGGGCATTAAAAAATGACGTGGACAAACTCAACACGTCAGTGATGAGTGATGCCAAAATTTATGACAGTGTCGAAGAGGCGCAAGCAGCGATCACTGCCGGTACCGAAACCCGCCGGCTGTTTACCGTTAATTCCCCCATCACTAATTATTGGGTGGAGCAATACGAAAATGTTAACGGTATCGCGACACCGACCGGTAAGAACATTGTCACGGCAGCATTCGTTGAAGCGGTAGAACTGCTGGCCTCGGCGACCGACAAGCGCACGCGTGGCTTGCTGACAATGCCCCGCTCAAAAAAACCGGTCGATTTTGTCAGCCGACAGGGTAAGAGCATGTTCTCAATCAATGAGAACAGTGAAAAAGAGATGCCTGGAAAAACCTTCTCCGATTACATGAATATTTTCCGAGAACTGATTATCGGCCCGTCGTCATTACGCCGCGCCCGTCCAGGGTATCTTTTTAATCTCGTGACGGGGGGTTTTCGGCTTCTGGCTGTTCGTGATGATGGAACCAGCACCCTTGAATATCGGGGCATACCGGTAGAAACCCATCTTGGGCTGTTGCAAAACACCCTGGGAGGCTTCGGGGATTCGATATCAGACAATGGCCGCAACCCGGCGAATACAGGTAAACCGCGCGGCTGGACGTATAACGCGCGCTCATGGCAGGTGTGGTCATCGCTATTTAGCAATGGTCGGATTAAATACGTCGGCCAATGGGCTACGGGCGGCCATACAACGGCGGACATGATCCGAGATCACTTAAAACCTGCTATCGCTGCGAAACCGCGTTTTATGACGTTTCTCGGCGGGCGAAATGATGTTATTCAGAAAAACACTAACGGGAGTTTTAAATTCTCAATCGCAGCAATAAAAGACAACGTCAAATACATTCTGACCGAATTCAGAAAGAACGGGATTATTCCCGTTGTCTGCTCAATGGCGGCACAGAATAACGCAGACCCGGCGTTAAAGGGGCGAGAAAATGAAGTTAATGCGTTTTTGCGAGCATATGCAAGGGAGCAGGGTTTCCCGTTTGTTGATATGCGCACGGTAACCGTTGATCCGATGACTGATGGCTGGAAAGACGGCTATAACGGCGTGCTGTCGAACGGGCAACCCGACCCCTCACACCCTGTTGCGCTAGGGGCCTTTCACATGGGTAAAGCGCTGGCGGAAGCGCTCGAGCCTTACACCATGCCCGTGTATCCGCAACTTGCAATCGCAAACCCAGCGACGCAGGACGGGCCAAACGCCATTGTTAATCCATTGTTTATGGACGTCGTCGCGGGCGTGCCCACAGGCTGGACAGTAGGAGCAGGCAGTGCAGTCATTACGACAGGCCCCGCAGTCATCGGTAACGTTCTTACCGTAACCGGCTCAGGTAGTACGATTGCGCGCGTATCGCAAGTGGTAATCGTCTCTCCCGGCGAGGTGCGCACGTTTAGTTTCAGGGTGAAAACGGACGTTACGGATAAAAACTCAACCGCCTGTTATCTCGAAGCAAACGACGAATTTAAAACGAATCTCGCCGGGATCAGGACGTGGAATCATTCTACGGACGGCTTTATGACATTCAGCTATGACGTCCTTATCCCCGCTGAGGTCACGGAAATTAACGTCATTATCGCGGCTAATGCGGCAACAATCAGCGTCGGCCAGATGGGTTTATTAAAACAGGAGGCAGTATGATTATCATTTGTGATGGCGTCGTGAATGCCAGTGATTTGGAACTGGCCGAGCCTGAAATGCTGCTGAATGACGACGCCAGCGTCGCCACCTACGGGATGCAGGACAAGTACGATTCCAGCGGAAACGCGCGCGACTTGGTGACAGAAAACGAATTCACCCAGCGCGGTATGAACACCCTTGCTGACTCAGTGCACGGTGCTGACACAGGCATTATTGAAACAGACGAAATGACGTTTGCGCTCTGCATCAATATGAATAAACCCGCCGTTAGCGGTCGTCTCTTTTCCAATTTCTATCCCGGTGTAGCACCATTCTCGGGCATTCAGTTGCGTATCGAAGCCAATGGCGTGCTGATTTTGCAAGTTGCCACTGGTGATGTGAACAACGGCCCGGCGGGAACCATTTCCGTGACCTCGGTCGAGAACGGCGGAGCTGTCGGGGGATGGACGCGCTTCACAGTAACAATTTCGAATACCGAAGCATCGATCACTCGCGCTGCGGGTAATCGGGTGGTAACGCCAATCACGAAGCGAAACAAATCGACCCGACCGTTGATGTTGAATGGTTCGCCCAGCCCGGAGCAAAACATGGGCCTGCCGGGGATCATGGGCGCATTCGCTGTTTATGACAGAGTATTGACCGCCGAAGAGCAGACAGATAAGCGTGACAAACTTAAGACGGTCATGAGCCTGCGTGGCGAATTCGTTAATTAACAGGTGGGGATATGGCCGATAAAAAGTTTCTCACGCTGATCACTGCCACGGGTGCCGAACGTCTGGCAAATGCAGCGGTAACAGGCACGCCGGTAGCCATCGCAGAAATGGCCGTCGGTGATGGCGGTGGCCTTTTGTCGATGCCAGGTAGCGCCAGTGTCGGTCTGATCAGTGAACAGTACCGGGGCATACTGAATAAGCTGGTGATCGCCGACAGTGATGCCAGCGTGATCGAGGCTGAAATGATCATGCCGCCACAAATTGGCGGCTTTTGGCTACGTGAGCTGGCGCTCTATGCCGAGGACGGTGAATGCATCGCCGTTGGCAACATGCCGGAAACCTATAAGCCATTACTGGCCGAAGGCTCTGGCCGTTTCCAAATCATCAGGATGCAGTTGAAAATCAGTAGCACAGCGGCGGTGGAACTGATAGCTGATCCGTCTGTCATTCTGGCAACGGTCGAAGACGTCAATACCCTGGAAGAAAAGGTCAAAGACTATACCGATGACCAACTGTCAGACCATGAACAATCGCGCAATCACCCGGACGCAACGCTGAAAGCCCGAGGCTTTACCCAGTTGAGCAATGCCACGGACAGTGATAGTGAAGACTTAGCCGCAACGCCGGCAGCAATCAAAGCTGCAATCAAAGAAGCAGTCAAAGAAGCTGTGAGCCAGGCATGGGAGCTGGATAACCCTATTGGAACTTCTCGTCTGTTCAATCAGAACGTAAATCCCAATGAACGTTGGCCGTGGTCAACGTGGGAATATGCCGGCGAACACCTGACGATCAGAACGGCTAAAGCAGACGGCTCCGATGTTGGCACCCTGGGTGGCAGCGACACAGTGACAATTGCGCGTGCAAATCTGCCGGCGGAAAAAATCAGCGTATCAGGGACAGCACAAGATACCGACCTTGGGACGAAGCGCACCAAGCCTAGTGGTAAACACGTTCATCATGGCGTACCTAAACGCAACAGTGATTATGAGCTGGGCGGTAACAATCGGGTATTCTTCGACCCTTATCAGGAAGGCGACACAGACGAAGCCGGCGAACACGATCACGAATTGGAGTTAGGCCCACACGGCCACCCCGTTGCGGGGAAAACTGACGCGCTGGGCCAAGGGCAGGCGATCAGCATCGTTGAGCGGCACAAGCTGCAAATGCTGTGGCACCGTGTAGCATAAGCTGTATAGCTCGGACCTGAACTGATAGTCGGCTTTGAACGAGAAGCGTACTGTTTCAATATCTTTTAGAACTGAACTTCAGCTTTCCCCGCGAAGATATGAAATCTATTGATAAGATGCAATAAATGGTAGATCTTTTTCTTGGTTTGAATCGATATCGTGAATTAATATTGTTTTATTTTCAAGCAATACTGGGAAGAAGTAAGGATGCTTCATTGCCTGCCAAACTCTTATCTGAAACTGCCGAGCCCCTATAGCACCGTCAGTGACAGCCCATGATTTTGTGTTGTACATCAATATGTTAACATGGAATCCTGCATTTTTGTTCCGTTGGACTTCAAACCCTTTAGACTGAAAAATTACATACGATAACATCAAGCCAATAGAAAAAATTTGGAGTACAAAGTGTGAAAATGAACGCAGGGACTCTCCTCGATTATCTAAATGCAACACTTGAAAATTCTAACGATCACGCACAGGAACATCCTCAGCTAATGCATATGGTTCTTCAGATGGATCAGATATTTCAAGAAGAAATTTTTGATCATGAATTTGATGTGAACCCTATTGCCGGTTTTCTGGCAATGAATTCCTATACACTACTGTTAAGCGCAGTACGGCAGGCGCTATCTGGACACCTAGTGGCAGTTTTTCCGATCGTTCGTACCGCGCTTGAATCCGCCTGTTATGCCTACCTGATAGCCCATAACGAAGCGATGGGAGATATATGGTTAAATAGGCACACAACTGAGAACGCACTTCAGAAATGCCGAAAAATGTTCTCCGTGAAAAAGGCTTCAAATGAATTAAAATCCATTTCCCCTGAAATGGCTGAATTTGTGATGGCTAACTATGAAGCTGCTATCGATTTTGGAGCACATCCAAATAAAAAATCTGTATTTAACCACTTGACGGACATGGGTGAGGTAAATGATAGATTTCATGGCTTCGAGCTTACCGGTGTTTACGGACGAAATAGCTGGCATGTGAACTATGCACTACTTGTTAGCACTGAGGTGGGCCAGGCAATTGCATTCCTGCTTGCTGCTTGTGCCGATAAACATCCTCTAATTCATGAGCGCTTAGAAGTGTTCACTAACTGGGTCAATGAAAAGAATGAGATGGCCGACGAAATCAATGGTGAACCAATAGACTATTCTGGGCCGATGTATTGTTCAGTTAAATCGCCAGAGTAAAAATTAGGCAGGTAACCTGTCCCCAATTGTTTAGTACAACCTTATGCTATTAACGCCCGCTTCTTGCACAGAGCTACCTGTCAGATTGGGTTGGGCTCTGTGCCATAGCTGTGTCAGGTCAAGTCTGAGCTAATACACATAAGCCCCGTACGGGGCTTTCATTTTTCGTTAAACGCAGTCATTGTTATGCATTCCCGCCACTTAAGCGTCCATCGCGCACCTTGTGCCATCTCTCACACAAAGCCCACCACATGCATTAACCACCTGCCGCAGACACCATAGGGGAACACCGTTACAGGAGATCCACCTAATGGCTCAAGACTACCACCACGGCGTGCGCGTGCAGGAAATCAACGAAGGCACCCGCACCATCACCACCGTCAGCACGGCTATTGTTGGGCTGGTCTGTACCGGTGATGACGCCGATGCGAAAACCTTCCCGTTAAACACACCCGTATTGCTAACCGACGTATTGACCGCCAGTGGCAAAGCCGGCGATTCTGGCACCCTGGCCCGTTCCCTGGACGCCATCGGCGACCAGACAAAACCTGTCACTATTGTGGTGCGTGTCGCCCAGGGCGACACCGAAGCGGAAACCACCACCAACATCATCGGCGGCGTGACCACCGAAGGCAAAAAAACCGGCATGAAAGCCCTGTTGGCCGCGCAAAGCCAGCTTGGTGTAAAACCCCGCATTCTGGGTGTGCCTGGTCATGATAATGAGGCTGTAGCCTCTGAATTGTTAGCTATCGCACAAAGCCTGCGCGGCTTCGCGTACCTAAGCGCCTATGGCTGTAGAACCGTGGCCGAAGCCATCGATTACCGTAAAAACTTCAGTCAGCGTGAAGCCATGCTGATTTGGCCAGACTTCCTGAGCTGGGATAGTGTGACCAACGCATCGGCAACCGCCTACGCGACGGCCCGCGCGTTGGGGCTGCGCGCCAAGATTGATGAGCAAACCGGCTGGCACAAAACCCTGTCAAACGTCGGCGTCAATGGCGTGACCGGCATCAGCGCCGATGTGTATTGGGATTTGCAGGATACGGCCACCGATGCCAATCTGCTGAACCAAAACGATGTCACCACATTGATCCGCAAAGATGGATTCCGTTTCTGGGGTTCCCGCACCTGCTCAGATGATCCGCTATTCCAGTTTGAAAATTACACCCGCACCGCGCAGGTGTTGGCGGACACCATGGCCGAAGCACAAATGTGGGCCGTTGATCAGCCTATGCACCCTTCCCTTGCCAAAGACATTATCGAAGGCATCAAGGCCAAATTCCGTGAGCTGAAATCCGGCGGCTACATTATCGACGGTGATTGCTGGATGGATGATGCGGCCAACGATAAGGACACGCTTAAGGCGGGCAAGTTGGTGCTGGACTACAACTACACGCCCGTGCCGCCGCTTGAAAATCTGCTGCTGCGCCAGCGCATCACCGACCAATATCTGATGAATTTTACTCAGAACGTGAACAGCTAAGGGGGACGCGATGGCCTTACCACGCAAACTGAAATTCCTGAACTTGTTCAACGACGCCAATAACTATCAGGGCGTCGTTGAAGAAATCACCCTGCCGAAACTGACGCGAAAGCTTGAACAGTATCGCGGCGGCGGCATAAACGGCAGCGCCGGTGTTGATCTGGGGATCGATGATAGCGCGCTGGACGCAGAAATCACCCTCGGCGGCATTGAGGCACAGCTTTATAAACAGTGGGGGATCGCCAAGGTTGATGGCGTACTGCTGCGTTTTGTTGGCTCTTTCCAGCGCGATGACACCGGCGAAATTGTCGCCGTGGAAGTGGTCATGCGCGGTCGTTTTTCTGAGTTTGATTTTGGCAACTACAAGCAGGGTGACAACACGCAAACCAAACTCAGCGCCAAAAATACCTATTACAAGCTGACGATGGACGGCGCTGTCCTGCTTGAAATCGACGTGGTGAACATGATCGAAATCGTGGATGGCGTCGACCGCCTGGCAGAACACCGCCGCGCTATCGGCCTGTAACTGGCCAGCCCACTTGCACAATTGTTCCCGTGGCCCCGGTCTGGGGCCGGTAAACCAGACAAAATGAAGGTTAAACAATGAAAAACGATAAATCTGTAAACGTTGAAATCAATGATGGCCGGGGCGATGCCGTTACTGATTTGCTGAACAAGCCGGTGATCCTGGACGTCCCTGTCCTGCGTGGTACCGTGCAGATCACCGAAGTAACCGTCAACAAACCAAACGCCGGTGCGTTGCGTGGCACCCGGTTGCAGGAGTTGATTGAAACTGACGTCAATTCACTGATTACCGTCCTGCCGCGTATCACCTCCCCGGCCCTGACGGCTAACGAAGTCGCCAGCCTGGATCCGGCAGACCTGTATCAGTTGTCCCAAGCGCTGGCGCTTTTTTTCTTACCGAGTTCGGTCAGATCCGATTTCCTCAACAGCTAACCGTTGAAGACCTGACGGCGGACATTGCCGCCGTCTTCCACTGGCCGCCAACCGTTACCGACCTGATGCCGCTGGCCGAGCTGTTGGAATGGCGGCACAGAGCCATTATCCGCAGCGGGGCAAGTGATGAGTGACAAAAACCTCCGATTGCAGGTTTTACTGAGTGCGGTCGATAAAATCACCCGCCCGTTTAAATCCATGCAGGCCAGCAATAAAGCGCTGGCCGCGTCGGTTAAAGCCACAAAAGACCAGTTAAAACAGCTTGATACTCAAGCCGGGAAAATTGACGGTTTCCGCAAGACAAAAAACCAGGTTGCCGCCGCCGCGCAGGCGCTGAACACGGCCCGCGATAAAGCGCGCGATCTGGCCATTGCATTGAAATCCACTGACGGCCCGACCGCCAAGCAGGCCCGCCAATTTCAGAAAGCCAGGGAAGAAGCGGCCAAGCTTCAACAGAAATTCGCAGATTTACGGCTTTCACTGCAAAACCAGCGTACCGCCCTGCAAAACAGCGGCGTGGCAACAAATCGATTGGGCGAGGCTCAGCGTTCTCTGCGGTCAAACATCACCGGGGTGACGGGTGCATTAGCCGCGCAGCAGAAACGATTAGACCAGCAGGCACAGCAGCAAAAGCGGCTGAATGCCGCCCGCCACCAGTTTGATGAAAGCAATCAGCGCAAAGTGATGGCCGCCGGGGTGGGCTATACGTCAATGGCCACCGGGCGCGCCATGGGCCGTGGACTGGTTGACGCTTTGCATGTGGGCTATGACTTCGATGCGATGATGAGTAAAACACAGGCAGTGACACGCATCCCAACCAAAGCCGATCCGCAAATGCAGTCATTACGGCACCAGGCGCGAACCTTGCCGCTATCGTCAAAATTCACCGATCTCCAGGTGGCTGAGGGGCAATATTTTCTTGGCAGAACAGGCTACTCACCCCAACAAGTTTTAAAGGCGATGCCAGGGATGTTGAATCTGGCCGCTGCCGGCGACATTGACCTTGGCACCACGGCAGATATTGCGTCAAACATCCAAACCGCCATGGGGATCCCTGCGGAAAAAATGGACAGGGTTGCAGACGTTCTTACCGCCCTGTTTACCCGTAACAACGTTGATATTCCCATGCTGGGCGAATCGCTGAAATATTCCGCCGGTGTGGGGCGTGAGTACGGGCAAAGCCTGGAAACCGTATCCGCTGCCACGGCCATTATGGGTAATGCCGGCATTCAGGGGAGCCAGGCGGGTACAGCGATGCGTGCCATTCTGAGCCGTATCGGTAACAGCGCCACGGTTAAAAAGCTGGGTGTAACCACCAAAGATAAAGACGGCAACATGCGTGACTTGGTCGATATTTTAAAAGATATCAATCAGAAAACGTCAAAAATGGGGAACGTCGATCGCGGCAAGGTTTTTAAAGACATTGCCGGCATGTATGCAGTCACCGGATTTGGTGAACTGATGCGGGCGGTATCGGACGGTAAGCTGCAACAAATGCGCGGCGCGCCGGGTGAGTATGACGGGGAGGCAAAGCGGGTTTCCAACACCATGCTGGATAACATGAAAGGCGACATGACGATGTTACATGCCGCCCTGGAAAATATCAGCGTTGAATTATTTGAAAAAAATGACGCCTGGCTGCGCAAAACGGCAAAAGGCATCAGCAACTTTTTACATGGCGTTGCTGAGTTCCTGAAAGCACATCCAAAAGTCAGCGCCGCCCTCGTCAAAATTGGTGCGGCAGCGGCCATTTCAACCACCGTTTTCGGCACACTGGCCATCGCTGTTGTAGGTCTACTGGGGCCGTTCGCCCTACTCCGATTCAGTACGCGCATGTTGGGGATCCGTCTGCTGCCCAATCTGTCACTCAGCATGCTGAAATTTGCCAGCACTGCCCCGATCACAACCAGGCAGGTCGGCAGTTTCAGCCGTTCACTGCTGGAAGCGGGAAAGAATGCACTGACCTTTTCTAAACAGCACCTTGGAAGCGCCGGGCGCGCTGTCGCGTCTTTTGCATCATCACCGCTACAAACTGCAACTAAAGGGATTAAAGGCATTGGCCGCGTCTTTACCTGGCTGGCTACATCCCCGTTGCGGTTCCTGCGTTTTGCCCTGGGCGGCCTGGGGAGCATGTTCGGTATTTTGGTCAGCCCGCTTGGGTTGATTGCTGCCGCCGTCGTCGGCGCAGGCCTGATGATTTATAAATACTGGAATCCGATCAAAGCATTCCTGAGTGGCGTGGTTGACGGTTTCAAAGCTGCGGCGGCCCCCATCAAAGACGCTTTTGCACCACTGATGCCGGTATTCACCTGGATTGGTGACAAGATTAAGGCCCTTTGGGGCTGGTTTACCGATCTGCTAACCCCGGTGAAGTCGACAAAAGACAACCTGGACAGTGCCGCATCGGCGGGGAAAAAGTTCGGCGAGTTTCTGGCATCAGGCATTGAATTAGCACTTACACCGCTAAAGCTACTCACAGATTCAATTAAGTGGGTTTTAGACAAGCTAGACGAAGTTAAAACCAAATCGGATAAAACCCGTCTATTAGCCCAGACAAACCCCGGCGTTGCCGATGCGGCCCGCCGGGCCGGTGTGGTCATGACGCCAGGCCCGCAAGGCAATTCAGCGGCAGCAATACGCAATAGGTATACCGGCGAGCACGATAGCGGCGGCAGGATCCCGCTGGGGAAATTTGGCGTCGTGGGCGAGTATGGCCCGGAAATTGTCAACGGGCCGGCGAATGTCACCAGTCGCAAGAATACCGCCGCCATGGCAGCAGTCGCCGCATTATTTATGGGTGACCCTGCTACCGCTGCCGACGCCCCCTTGCACCCCTATAGCCTGCCGGGGAGCCAATACCCGCGCGGGGCTACTTCATCGCATCACCAGGGCGGCGATACATACATCGACATTCACGCCCCTATTCAAATTATCGCTCAGGCCCACCACACCCCACAGGACATTGCGCGGGAAATCGCGCGGCAACTGGATGCACGGGAACGGCAGGCAAGATCCAGGGCGAACAGCAGTTTTAACGATATCGAGTAAGGACGATCATTATGATGATGGCATTAGGCATGTTCGTGTTCATGCTGCAAACCGTTCCATACCAGGAGTTTCAACACCAGATGGCCTGGCGGCATCCGACCAATAGCCGCGTCGGACTTCGCCCACAAAGCCAGTTTCTGGGGCCGGATGATGAAACCATCACGCTAAGCGGCGTTTTGCTGCCGGCATTAACCGGGGGCCGGGTTTCCCTGATGGCTATCCAATTAATGGCTGAAACCGGCAAGGCCTGGTCATTGATTGAGGGGAGCGGTGCAATACATGGCATGTTCGTGATCGAGAGCCTGAGTCGCACCAAAACTGTATTCTTTGCGGATGGCTCCGCCCGTCGTATTGAGTTCACGATCACACTCAAGCGCACGGATGAAGGACTAAAAGACATGTTCGGCGATTTGTCTCAGCAATTTGAAGACCTGGCCGAGCAGGTTTCCGATACCGTCGGTGGGTTCCTGTCATGAGCCTGATCGATACGTTAGACAAACTCGGCGGCGACAATACCCCGGCGTACTCACTTAGCATTGAGGGCGTTGATATTACCGGGAAGGTGAAAGAAAAATTAATCAACCTGACGCTAACGGATAACCGGGGCTTTGAAGCTGACCAGATCAACATTGAGCTTGACGATAGCGAAGGCAATTTGAAGCTGCCACGCCGTGGCGTCAGCCTGGCTGTTGCACTTGGTTGGAAAGATACCGGGGTGATCGATAAAGGGACGTTTGTCGTTGATGAAATTGGCCATGCTGGCGCACCTGACGTATTGACCATAACAGCCCGTAGTGCGGATTTTCGGCAAACATTGAACGTGAAGCGTGATGCCTCCTATCATAAAAAAACCATAGGAGACATTGTCAAAACCATTGCCGGCCGCAATAAGCTGGCGGCGGTCATCAATAAGAATGTGGCAGACATTCAGATCGGACATATCGACCAGACTACCGAATCGGACGGGAGTTTTATCACCCGGCTGGCAAAAGAGAATGGCGCAGTGGCAGCAATAAAAAATGGCAATCTGCTGTTTTTTAAACAGGGCCAAAATATGACCGCCGGGGGAAAGCAGATTCCGGCAATCCTCATTAACCGCCAGTCCGGTGATAACCATCAATTCACGTTAACCGATCGGAGAGCTTATACCGGCGTTGTGGCCAACTGGCTGAATACCCGCACGGCAAAAAGCGAACAGGTTAAGGTTAAACGCCGTCGGGTAAAGAAACCTGCGGTTGTCGATGAGAAACAGGGGGAATACCTGATCGGCAGTGATGAAAATGTGTTGGTACTGCGTCACACCTACGCATCAAAATATAATGCACAACGAGCAGCAAAGGCCAATTGGGAACGTATTCAACGTGGTGTTGCCACCTTCTCTATTCAGCTTGCGCACGGACGCGCAGACATTTACCCGGAAGCACCGGTCACAGTTTCAGGTTTCAAAAAAGAGATCGATGAGGCCAACTGGACGCTGGTTAAAGTGACCCACTCACTGAATAACAGCGGTTTTACTACCGCCCTCGATTTGGAGGTCAAGATTGACGATCTGGAAATGGAATGATGCAAAACAGCAATAATTGTGCATAATTATTAGCAATACTGACCATAGTCAGGGCATCTCGGAGAATCCCCCCCATGATGCATTGCCCGCTTTGCGGCCAGGCCGCACACACCCGATCATCAAGCTATATCACCACAACCACCAAAGAACGTTACAACCAGTGCACCAATATCAATTGCGGTTGCACGTTCGTGAGCCATGAAACCTTTACCCGTACCATTTCCCAACCGCAAACCGTGGATCCCGTCCAGCCTCACCCCAAAAGCAACGGACAAACCTCATTAATCTTTGGCTAATTAAGCTGCCCGCAGAAGTGGGCGGTTGCACATCCTCGCTTACCCCGCGGTCTAAATGTGGACACTAAAAATAAAAAATACTTATAATTCAATTGAAAAAACAATAAAAAAGGGAGGCTTTCACCTCCCTCAAAACTCCCCTACCTGAATTAATGGTTACGGATGTACTCGTCCATATCCGTTTTCAGGTTATCAGATTTGGTACCAAAGATAGCCTGAACACCCGAGCCTGCGACAACGACGCCGGCAGCACCCAGTTTTTTCAGGCCAGCCTGGTCAACCTTACTCACGTCCGCCACGCTAACACGCAGACGGGTGATACAGGCATCCAGGTTGGTGATGTTTTCTTTACCGCCGAAAGCCTGAACCAGCGCCGCAGACATTTCAGAACCGCCCTGCGCAACCTGCTCAGAAACAGTGTCTTCGCGACCTGGGGTTTTCAGATCCAGCTTGGCAATCAGCACACGGAAGATGGTGTAGTACACCAGACCGTAGATGATACCGACGATTGGGAACAGCCAAATTTTGCTGCTGTTACCGCTCAGTACGATAAAGTCGATCAAACCGTGTGAGAAGCTGGTGCCGTCACGCATACCCAGCAGGATACAGATCGGGAACGCCAGGCCAGCCAGGATGGCATGGATTGCGTACAGGATCGGCGCGACGAACATGAATGAGAACTCGATCGGTTCGGTGATACCGGTCAGGAACGAGGTCAAGGCAGCGGAGATCATGATACCGCCGACTTTAGCGCGGTTTTCCGGCTTGGCTGAGTGCCAGATGGCAATCGCAGCAGCAGGCAGACCGTACATTTTGAACAGGAAGCCGCCCGACAGTTTACCCGCAGTTGGGTCACCCGCCATATAACGTGGGATATCGCCGTGGAATACCTGACCTGCTGCGTTGGTGTACTCACCAATCTGCATTTGGAACGGTACGTTCCAGATATGGTGCAGACCAAATGGCACCAGCGCACGTTCAACCACGCCGTAAATACCAAACGCCACTACCGGGTTCTGATAAGCAGCCCATTGGGAGAAGGTCTGGATAGCCGTACCGATTGGAGGCCAGATGAAGGACAATACTACGCCCAGAACGATCGCCGCCAGGCCGGAGATAATCGGCACAAAACGCTTACCTGCAAAGAAGCCCAGGTATTCCGGCAATTGAATGCGGAAGAAGCGGTTGAACATATAGGCAGCGATGGAGCCGGAGATAATCCCCCCGAGCACACCGGTATCCGCCAAATGTTTGGCCGCAATCTCTTCAGCCGGCAAGTGCAGCACCAAAGGTGCAACCACCGCCATGGTTTTCACCATGATGCCATAAGCCACGACTGCAGCCAGTGCGGATACACCGTCGTTGTTTGTGAAGCCCAGGGCAACACCGATGGCGAAAATTAACGGCATATTGGCGAAAACAGAACCGCCGGCTTCCGCCATCACGTGGGAGACTACCGCAGGTAGCCAGCTAAAGTTGGCGGAACCGACGCCCAGCAGGATACCTGCTATAGGCAATACGGACACCGGCAGCATTAGCGACTTACCTACTTTTTGCAGGTTTGCAAATGCGTTCTTGAACAT